GCTTTCTGCGGCACGGTTGTGCGCTGCTTGGGCTTGCCTGCCGGTTCGCCCTCGTCGGTGCTTTGACGGCCACCGGAGAGACGTTGATCGCCGGTCGCCATCCAGTCATCTCGCATCCGCTTAATGATGGCGATTGTCGAACTGCGCAGCACCGTCTCATAGGTAGATTGGTCGAATTTGTCACCGTGGGCGCGTACACCTTCCTCAAGTGCAGCGGCGACAAGATCAGCACGATAGGCACGCCCATCAGCGGCCAGCGGTTCAAGCTCGATGAGTTTGGCACTGGCATCGGCCAGCTTTGGTTCAAGCGCGCGCAGGCGACTGAGTTCGGCACCTTCGGTTTGTAGTGCCGTGACAATATCCGCTGAAGCGTCAAGCCCGCGCACCTCGCGAATTTGGTTAATTACTTGTTCAAAATCCATTGTTTTGTCTTTCTGCTGGCTTACAGCAAACTGACGCCTAGTCGGTAGTTTTACCCGATAGCGCTCTTCGATCATGCGTACAGCGTCGGGTTTCATGCGCCCTTCGGCTGCTTCGCGCTCTGCTTTGATTACTTCTGCTCTAGGTGTAGCGCCGTCGAACACGCTACTAACTTCGGAAAGGCGCGCATTATGCACGGCGTAGGTTGCAAGTTTTGCGCTGATAAGATTGCCTTCTTTGACCTCGTAGCGCAGGCCCGGGACGTGTACGCAATCCCAATCCCAGATGCTGCGGTTGCACAAATCACAAGTTTGCTCACCGCCGTGAAAACCAACTGAGGTATCTTTGAGTATGCCACTACGCAAGCCGCCAATCAGGTCGTCTGTCGTAATGTCGTTGAGGCGCAGCCCGGGAATGGTGTAGAAGCTAGCCACAACGCGTGTGCGTGGCGGATCTTGTGTGTCTTGCAGCGTGGCCTCAAACGACCGGCCAAATGGCAGTTCGTGATGCTTATGCCCAGGCAGGAAAGACACCCCGGCACGGGCATCATCGCGGAAATTGGACAGGGTACTCAGCGCCATGTGTGACGAATAGGCGTCGATCAGGTCCGATGAGATTTCGGCGTCCCAAAAGAATGGCGTTTTTTCCTCAAGGATTGCCGGATCTAACGCGTGGCGCTCTTTGATGATTGCCAGCAAATCAATCTGCCGTTGTTCGGATGGACGCAGGATACGCGCTGGAATTGTGAAGGTTAAGCCGGCTACGTCTAGTTCGCTCATGTGTTTATTTTTCAGAAACAAGAAAGAGACTTATTTAGTTATATTGGCGAGCTTGGGCATTGAACCCAACTACACCCCTAGGAGGCCGCGCCCCTTGCGCGCCGCTCGCCAATATAATTATAGAGAAACCAATATACTTATTCTATCCCTAAAAGTCATTACTTTTAGGGATGGCCTGACTTCATCTGCATTGCAGCGCTCACGGCTAATTCAAACGCCGACGCCGCGCCGGTTTTCTCTCTGATGTTGCGGACATGGCTATAGACGGTATGGCGGCTGATAATCAACTGCCGCGCTATGATGATCTGACTTTTACCCTGAGCCAACAGGGTGACAACCTCTGTCTCTCGATCTGTTAAAAGTGACATGTCCACCTCTCCGCTATCCTTACAATGGCTTCGCTTGCCGGCAATCCACAACATGCGTCTGGCGTGCGTCTCGCTCTCTGGGCAAGGCAGATTCAATAATCTCTAGGCGTTCGCTCATGGCATTAATCACATCCACCATAGCATTGTGCAATGCTCGCATTTCCTCGCCAGATATTGCATGATCAACATATTTCAGCTTTATCATCGTCAAGCTCCTATCCATATCGTGTTGGGAATTATCCAGTCAGTTAGATCGGGCCGGTAGGTGCATCGGCAATTCACATGGATGGGTATCTGCAAATAAGACGGGACATCATTGACCACCATCCGTTCGCCGTGAAGCGGCGCGCACAGTTTGCAAACGGCCCGATCTTCGCGTGTTACGAAAAACTGATACGACACGCTGTTCCGCCAAAACGCCTCGCCAATCATGTTAGAAACGCGCCGCGTTGTTTCCGTGATAGCAATCATTCCACTGCGCACAAATGACCAGCCACGAATCAGCACACCCACCACGTTAGATACGCCATCGGCTAGGCTCCTAGTTAGGCCGGTGTTCGCCTGAATGATACCCGTCACCAGATCATCGATGGTTGTGTCGATCAGACTCAGTTCGGTGCCTTGCTTTGTCATCATGGCGGCGTGTTCGTCTAACTCATCCAGATAACCAGGATTTGTCAGGCGAAACATACCGGCAATGCCTAGATCAGACAAAGCAATGCTACCCCCTAGATTGGCGGCTCTACGTCCGTAGCGGCGCAGTACCTCACGTATCGGCTGTGTAGCGGCTGCCTCTTTGTATCGACGTTTCAGCCATGTACGCAGCTTGCCCGCCGTATCGGGAACTTGTGCGAATCCGTTGCGGAATGGATACCAATATAGATCACGTAACGCTGGCTCTAACTCGGCTTGCCATTGATCGCCAAGTGCGATCTCTTCTGGCAAGACTTGCTCACGCAACGACAGCAGCCCGTCATAGGCACGTAGCATCTTGCGCAAACCCGATTCAAGCTGCGCATCAATCGGGTTTGTGATAGCCATCTGTCCGCACAACTCCCAGCGCTTCCGCTACTTCGGCACGACCTACACGTAATTCTGCCAGGAACGCTTCAGCGCTGCGTACAACCTCCATACCCTCACCATCTCCCTGCTGAATTTCCAGCGGCGCTGGTGCTTGCATCGTCGGCGCTTCTTCCACGGCTGGGCTTCCGGTGATTGCAATCGATGCCTCGTCTTGCGTGATCCAGCCCTGATTGCGCTTCTCGCGTTCGTTGTTGATTTGCATGGTTTCAGTTTGCGCATCACGCAGCATTTCTGCGGCACGCAATTCGGCAAACACAAAGCTAACTTTCGCCTGGATGCCCTGCGCTTCTAGTGCCAACGTGAATAGGCGATTCAGCATGGTTTCGGCATAATGTTGGATCGACTTTATGCCAGTGACGAATATCTCGTACTGGCGCGTGCTTTGTACATCGCCGGTTGACTCAGTGATGCCTAGTAACAGGGGCATCGTTTTTGATGCCCGTGCCGACATTCTTTCTAATGCCGTGATAATGCTGTCGATACCGGCCAAGCTGCTGGAATCCACTGCGCCAACAGGCCGGTTTACGTTGACATTGCTGGTATGGATGTATGCATCGTCGGGCTGCAACTGTGCGTAGGCACTGCTTACCTGATCAACCAAGTCGCCAACCAATGCGTTAAACGATTCGGGGTTCTGCGCTAGATGTGGCGCTGATGCCAGCAACTTGTCAACGTCGATACTCAAATCGATCCTCGGATAGCCTTGCTGTTGAATCACCCGCTTCAAGTCGTGCATGACGCCAAGCAGAAACAGCGACGTAAATAATGTGGGGGCGGCCAGCGGTCTGCCGTACGGCGTGCTTGGCATCGGGTCAATCGGAATGTAGCGGAATGTCGGAATGTCTAGCGGCTTGAACTCATACGCCTGCCATTGCCCGGGTTGCCATTCGTCGCCGCTACCATCGGGGCTGCTGCGTCGCCGGAAGCGAATCGACGCCGGATCGGGTGTGGCTAAATCGAGTGGCATCCGACCGCGCTTGTCCAACACGAGTTCTGCACACAATGCGCCACGCATAAATGCGCCGGTAAAAATGCGCCCGATTACGACATCGAGCGTGCCGTATCTATCGTTAAGGCGATTGACAAATTCATCAGTTGCCGCCTGCCCGCGCTTGTCTGGCGTGTCGCTGCCCAGCCGCGTGACTTTCACCTCAAAGCCAGGATTGCACATGCGCAGAAAATCATAGTGCGCGCGACTGACTTCCGGGGACAAATCCACCAACATTTCGAGTAACTTCGTTGGCGCAATGCTATCAAAATCTTTAGACGAAAAGTTAAGCAGGTGCCAATTGCTTTCGTAATTGTTCGGCGGCATCACCACCCAATTAGCGGCGGCGTAACTGTTCATATCATCCACCGAAGCGCGCCCGCTTGGTAATGCACGCATTGCTATCGGCGGCGCTGTACGTTTTGGTAGGAAGCGCCGGAAAAAATCATACCAGGCCATATGTTACCATCCTCTTGCTTTGCCTTGAACTAGTGGCATAACCGGAATAAAGAACAGGAATTCCGGTGCCGCACACAGTACGAATCCGTCACCATCGTCCGGCGATCTACCGTGCTTATCTTTGAATTGCTGCTTGTCGGTCAACTTTTTTACAGACTTTCCGCCCTTATTTACGAACTTATAGGCACGCTCAGTCAGATCCGATTCTAGCAATACGGGCGCATTGCGAATACACAGGCTTTTTAGTGTCTCGCCAGCGTGGGCATACATCTCGGTACCCAAATCATAGTAGCTCGCCTCATTCTTGGGCACGCCGTTGAAATGAACCTCATGCAATGCAATGGTGAATTTGTTGCGCAGGCCCATGTCGATCTTCAACGGGTCCAGAATGCCGGAAGCGTAGCCGCCGCCACCATCAGCGCGCACCTCAATGCGCTTGACGCCCAGGTTGCCCAGTCGTTCAAACAATAAGCGTAACTTGTCCAAATAGGCGTTCGTGTCTTGCCCCTGGATCGCCGCTTCCCGCCACAGTACGCCATTGTGCCGACAGTAGATCGTACCGAAGTCGGTGCCGTATCTAGCCACATCAATGCCGATATAGGCGACGGTTGGTTCATGTCCGACCGGCTGGCGCTGCGTGGCCGCTTCGTACCGGCCAACTGGCACGAATGTATTGTCGGTGATATTCGCCGGTGCAATGCCCAGTACACGAAACATGTATTCGGCGTCAGGCTGGTAGATTGTGCCAGGTTGCCAAGGTAGCTCAAAAGTGTGCCCGTCTTCGTTGTGGCTATCCACCTCGATGGTGTGTTCGGCCAACATACTCGTCACGTATTGACGACGCACCGCCCCGGGCACGACTTCCCGATCTGCCAACACGTTTGGATGATACAGACAGGAAATGCGGAAGCTCACCACGTCGTCGCGCGTCCGTTGCCGGTAAAATTTACTGGTGCGCGTGCGTGGATTCGCCAACATCAGCACAATGGCAATGCCACCCGATGTCATGGACTCAACCGCGTCATACACGAAGTCGGTAATTCCTTCCGCTTCATCCAAGATAAACATCAGGTACTTGCCATGCTGCCCCTGCACACGTTCGCTACCACTGCCATTATTGTTGTTCGTGGCGCGCCCCTTTGCGAAATGGTCGGGCCGGAATTTGAGTTCGGGAATCTCCATTACGCGCCCAGGTAAATCATGCGCCCGACGATCCGTTCTGATTTCCTTCCAAAGCAGATCGTTGATCTGCTCGGCGCTCGGCGCAAATGAATAGATAATAGCCGGTGCACATGTGTCGAAAAAATGCGAGAAGATGCCGGACGCTAATTTGGTTTTACCTATGGTGTGTCCGGCTTCAATCCGTATCCGATTCTGAATCGTCTGCCCGGGTTGCCAGTAGCGCAGTTGCTCGGCTGTCAATGTGCCTTGCTCATAGTCATAGCGCTCATGTAGTTGACGCAATGCCAGTTCATACGCCTGCACGACCTCAACTTGTCCGGGATTCGCAATGTCCCCGGCCCAAGGATGCCAGCCTAATTTCTCGATAATATAGCGCAGCGGATCGAAGCGGTATTGACCGAACATGGTGGCACCAGTTAGGCCGCGCCGCCTGCGCTCTTTTTCGACTCCAACCTTGAACTGCAATTCGTTCATTTCAACACCTGTTCAAGCGATTCGCCTGCATCCAATCGGTCAAGCTGCTCGTCGGTCAATGTGGACAATTCAACATTCAGATTGATCTGCCTGATCTTCATCTCTTCCGGCACTTTGCCAAAGGCAACCTCAACAAACTTCATTTGTAGCGCCGGGTTGCCACTGGTCGCCCACTTGCGCAGGATGGCCTCGGCTACGGTGTAAGGGTTGCCGTCTTTGCCGGGGATAACCTCATGGCTGATCTCTTGGGCCAGGGTGCGCAGCGCGTCGAATGTTACCGGCCTGCCTTTCCGATTTATGCGCTTGTCGCCTTTGGTGAATGGTTTGAGATTATCTTTCCCTGCCACTGATCCCCCACTGTATAACTATCGGCCTATTTCACTAACACCGGCTCGATGCCGGTATGGTCTGCGAATCGTTGAAGCGCTACCGCAACGTACGCGGGCGAAAGTTCCACGGCTCGACATTTGCGCCCAAGATTCTCGCAGGCGATGATCTCAGGAGCGGTGCCACCGAACGGAACATAGACAACACTGCCGGTTGGCGAGCTGCTCTTAATGGCACGCGCTATCATGTCGACAGGCTTGGGCGTTGCGTGCTCGTGTCTGTCTTCACCTCGCAAGCGATCAAATCGCCACACGTTCGTCATGTTGTCATGTGTGTTGTCGAAATAAGCGCGGGTTGCGTAAAACGCCTGTTTGAGGTCATCGTGTTCCCGTTTGAGGTCATCGTGTTCCCGTTTGAGATCGTCGTATTCCCGCTTGAATGCGTCGCCGTTTGCAGATGTTTGGAGCTTACGATAAGAAATCTCGGTCAAAAATCCCCATTGACTAATTGTGAACCAATGTTGCCACATATGCGCCTTGCCACCGTGCTGGCTTGCTTCTTTCATCGTCCAACCTAAGCGCTTTCGCTCACCGTCAAGATACGCCCGTATCGGCTCCCAACCCTCCCAATAGTTATCAGCGTTATTATTAAAGCCCTGTTCGCCTAGCATGAAGAATAAACAATTTTCTTCTGGGAAATAACTGCGTTGCTTCTCAGTACCAACACCAAAGCCGCCCCCGCCCTTATCCCATACAATCTCATTGCGGAACGTCAACCGTTCGCTGTCACGCAAGCCGCCGCAATACCATAGTCGCCACAAGTCCTCAGCGTTCCCCCAAATATAGGCGCTTGCGTTGTCCTCTAAATGTGGCCGGCAGTTGCGCCACCAAGCCATTTGAAAAGCATCGAGCTTTATGCCGTACAGGTTATCGTTGGCGATCCCTTCGTTTTCCTTGCCCATGCCATACGGCGGATCAGCATGACACAGGATCGCTTTCTCCCCACCCATCAGCCGTGCCACCGTCGCCGCGTCCGTGCAATCGCCACAAATTAGCCGGTGATCACCAAGCTGCCAAAGCTGGCCTAATGAAACATCCCACTTTGCGCGCAACTCCTCGGCTTTGTCTATCTGTGGCTCTGTATCGCTGCTTGCGTCTGCCTCTGGTTCCTCTATGCCCAACTCAAATGCGTCAAAGCCCCACGTCAACAGGTCATCTACCTCAAACTCGTTCGCCAGAATATCGAAATCAAAATCGCCGGTCGTGCCGCGATGGAGATACACTGTGAGCCGTTCGCGCTCCTTCTCAGACAGTGGGCGGCTTGCCACACGCACATCAACCTCATAGTCAAGGCCGTATGCACCGGCTAGCACAGACAATCGCTGGTGCCCGTTGTAGAGTTCGCCGTCATTCGGCCCAATCGCTAGCGTTTCCACCTGGCCGAAGTCTTGCACCGATTCGACTAAGCGTTCGGCTTGCTTGTTTTTGATAACGCGCGGATTGCGGGGCCACGGTTTGAGGTCGCGGAGTTTGCGCTTTTCGTTCGTCCAGGTGATTGGCTTACCCATCGGCAACACCCGCCATCTGTTCAATACTAAATCGAGCTTGTGCCCTACCCGTTAAGCCATTGCCCAACGTGCTGTTGTACGTCCAGCTAACGGTAATCACACGCTGTAGCGCGTTTCCGGCAATCGCTAAATCGTCGCCGGTCAGTGCGAAGACCACCGTTGCCGCGGGTGTCACCACTACGGCGGATCGATTGTTGATGACGGTGCCGCGCCGGTCTGTTAGCATCCAAGTTATGGTAAGCGGTGTAACGGCGGTGCCGTCTTCATCGGTAAACGGGCCAACTGTAACCTTGGCCGTGCCTTTTTCCGCTGGTGTGACACTGATGTCAATCATTGTTCGCAATCCTCAAATTCAATTAGCGCATTCGGCATGGACATAGACATAGGCGTAGATGGTGTTGTCATAGCGAACGTCACGCCTGGTATCGACATAGATACAGACGCAGACGGCACCGCCATGGCAAACGCTGCGCTAGGTAGCGACATGAGAATTGTGCCGATGCAAACCTTACCTATGGCAACGTCGCGGTACGGAAAGTAACCGAACGTCAGCACGGATAGCGCATTGCCTAACCAGCCGCGGCTAGCTATCCGCTTGAATCGGTTCATCAGCTTGCCACTCGCGTTGTATCGGTCAAGGTGTGCGTCACGTTGGTTACACCGGTTGGATCGTCGTACACAATGCTGGTTGGATTCTGCGCATCATTGGCAGTGGAATCGCCAACCGTTACCGACCATATATTCAGCATGGCCTCCTCGAATGTTTTGCCGGTCGCCACCGCGTGCGCCATGATTGCGGCCACGACTGCGGCGGCGCTCGGTTGGGCCGCCGTGATTGCCGTCTGTGCGTCAGTGACGTTTGTCGGCGTGGCGAACCCTGTTGCCGTTACCCATGCGCCCGCGCCATGTGTGCCACTCAGTTGCGTGTCAATCTGCGCGACGGTTGGCGGTGCTGTGGTCAAGCTACCACCCGTGATCGTGCGGATTGCATTCGACCAAATGTCTGCAATCAGTGTGCCGAAACTGGACAGCGTGCGCGTGCTGTACTCCCATATTTGTTGCGCAGTCGGCGCGGCTGGCGGGATCGTCGCCTCGGCGTAATCTGTGCCAGATATACCCCAAACGATATATCCGCCAGCGTCCGGTGCAACCGCGCCGTTGTCTTTGCGGTAGAAACCAGGCACGTTCGTTTCTACAACGCCGGTTGTGCTGAATACACTATAGACAGTTTCGTCCAAATTTAGGACGCGAAAGCCGATAGCTTTAGTCGTGTGAGGTGGCCCCAAATCAGCCGCTGCTGCTGTTGTTTGCGCCATTGGTTGCCTCTGCTACGATCATGCAGTCGGCCACATGGTTATGCCCGACAAAGTCACTAATATTCGACGGCTGGCCGCTACGAATGCCCACAGCGATGATGACGATTTTCAGCCCGTTGTCAGCTAGATATTTGGCAATGTGGGCACGATGCTGTTCGATGGTAAGTGGTACCTCTGGTTGTTCGGTCACGGCAGCACCTTGCGGAAAATGTCACGCCGGAATTGCCCCGGCTCGTTAATCCATGCCAGTAGTGCCTCAAAGCCGCCAATCAGTGTTGTCAAATCAGCGCCGTCAATATGTTTTAGTTCGCCCTCGAACGTCAGCACCTTATACTCCCCTGCGTGCGGGTGTTGCGCTACCAGCGCCTCTGCCTGTGTTAAAACCGATTCCAACGATACCGCCTGTGAGATAAGTTTGCTTGCTAGATTGCGCTGTTTTGATGTCTGGTCAACTGCCATAATTTCTCCTATGATTGTTTAACTAATCCTAGAGCCTGCAACGTTGTAATCACATCGTCAACCGTGCGCCCTGCTCCGGTCGCGAGCACCTGTCTGGCAATCGGCGTGACTATATCGTAGAAACTGAGTAGCGCCCCGCCGCTGTTAGCGCCCCACGTGATCGGCTTGTGTTCGGTTGACGTGTGGAACGCCGTCACGCTGCCACGGGTTGCTCGTGTTGCGTCCGTTTTGTCGGTGTACTGCCACAGAAGCCGCCCGACATTGCGTGCTGTGGTGCTTGACTGCATCCACACAGCCAAGCCGCCATCGGTGTTGACGGCGCTGGTTCCGTTAACCATCATAGCGATTGCACTGCCATTGTTGACAATATCGCCATCGTTCGGCGTTGTCGGCCATGTGCCGGAACGAATGCGCAGACTGGCCTTTGCGCTCGCCCCCGCTGGTACATCGAGAAAAGACGTAGGATTGCTTTGATTGATGCCGATGCCACCACCATCCAAAATCGTGAATCTCTCAACAACCGAAGTATCAAAAAACAACAGTCTGTTGTTGGGAGAGTCTGCTGGCCCTCGATTTTGGATGAACCAACCTTTGTCAACGCTGGCAACTCGGCTTATCAACCGCAACGAGGTCGAAGAGTTGGCCGCTCCTGATGTGAAAATAACAGTTGGATCACCATTCGGGTGCGACACGGTTAATCCGGCAACGCTAAATAACCCTGAGATTGTTAATTCTCCGGCAGCGCCAAATGTGTGGGTGGGTGACCCTGCACCGTTCATGAACAGGATATCGGTTCCAGTCGTGCGAATAAAGCGGGTTCCGCTCGTGTTTTTAATGGTAAAATTAGGAGAAAGCGTCCCCCCTGTGTTCTCAAACAACAGCCCGTTGCTAGGCCCACCTGTATCTGTGATGATACTAAACGCTGAGATGGTCGGAACGCCACCAACGGAAAACCTCCCATTCGTGCTATCGTAGTAGAAATCCTGAGTTGTACCATTCGCACGGTAAAACCCCAATGCGTTTGTGCTATTGGCGGATGGATAGATTTTTGATGCAATGATGCCATTCGTGAACGCCTGCGCTTGACTCGTTGCGCCGGTCGTTGCGCCGGCTGCTAGTAGGTATGCTGTATCCGCCTGCGTCGCCATCGTGCCCAAGCCCAGCGTACCTCGTGCTGCTGTAGCGTCGGTATCATCCACCAGCGTTGCACCATATGCGCTGATACCGTGCGCCGTGGTCAGCGCTTGGTGCGTGGTGAATGAAGATGCCAGCGTGTATTGACCGTGCGGATTCGCAGCAGCAACGTGCGCAGTAATCAGTCCAGCCGCCGTGCCTACGGCCTCAAACGCTGCGCTACTCAACCCGTCCAGCAAATCAGCGTCCAGACCGCTACCGCTGCCGTCTACAGTCAATAGTTTACTGAGGAGATCCGCTGCCGTGTAACCGCTTGCCAGCAGATATTGCGTGTGTGGATTTGACAAGCCCACGTGCGCGGTAATCAGCCCAGCGGCCACGCCAGCAGATTCAAGCGCCGCCATCTCGAATAAGCCGGTAGTATGGTTGTACGCAATGCCATAGCCATTGGTGCCCGCGCCTAGCGTTAGGTTGGCATCCTGTTGGTCTCTGATTCGTTTCGGGATAATACGGGCGACGGTCATTTTCTATCCTAGCCTCGGGTGTTTGCCGAACGTGACGCATTGACTAAGCGCCCCTTGAAAATATCAACCGCGCCTTCGATGATATTGCGGAGGGCACCGATGTTGATTTCGGGATGAGCCTTTTTCAGTTCATCCAGCACGTACTGCAATTTCCGACCGTTTGCCGTGTCCCATGTTTCACCTTCGCGCGGCTTAATCATTTCCTCAGCGTCGATGACGAGCTTCAGCGCCAACTCGAACAGGCTTGGTCGTGCTCCCCCATCGATATTTCGACCACGCCACCATGAGTAAACGGACAGACCGCCACTCAAAACAAGAAACACTAAGATTACAACCATTGACGTATCCATGCTATTCCCCTTCTATGCCATCTAGGTTTGCCGGGCGCTCTATGCGTCCAGTTATCATTAATACCAAATCGACTAGATTGCGCGCTCCGGTTTTGATATAAATATAATGTTGGTGTGACGCAATGCTCGCTAGTGGCACACCAAGATGCTGACCAATCTCCTTGCCAGTCACATGCCCAGCCAACATAGCACGCACAACCCGTTCTTCGGTTGGCGATAAACTCAACCCGTGCCCCTGGCCCGTTTCCATCAGCACACGGCGGTTAGGCTGGTCTTTGCGTTTCACGATCATGCGATGCACCTAGCCGACTTTCAGCGAAGACGTGTCAACCTTGATGAAAGCCTTTAGCGCCGCGATAGCTGTCGGCGTGCCCGTAACCGTCAGGCTGGATGTGTTGGG